GGGTTTGATAAATCAATTACAGTTTACTCTGGTCACTCAGAAAGAGAATCTCATGAGGGTTTAAACCTTTTGCTTGCAGTTCTTGATGAGATTTCTGGTTTTGCTTCTGAGGTTGCAACAGGAAATGAACAAGGAAAGACTGCTGATAATATTTATAAAGCATTCCGTGGCTCTGTAGACTCTCGTTTTCCTGATCTTGGTAAGGTGGTTCTTCTTTCATTCCCTCGTTATAATGGAGACTTTATTTCTGAGCGGTACGAAGCAGTAGTAGCAGATAAAGAAGTAGTATCAAGATCACATAAATTTATAGTAAATCCACTATTGCCAGAAGACGATAAAGATAATTGGTTTGAAATATCATGGGATGAAGATCATATTAAATCCTACAAGTACCCTGGAGTATTTGCATTAAAGAGACCTACTTGGGAAGTAAACCCTACTCGCAAGATAGATGATTTTAAAATTGCCTTTATGACAGATCTTGGGGATGCGATGATGCGTTTTGCCTGTGTCCCAACATATGCATCAGATGCATTTTTTAAGCAGGCAGATAAAGTCCGTGCCTGTATGACAGTTAGAAATCCACTGGATCAATTCAGAAGATTTGAAGAAAACTTTAAGCCAGATCCAGATAAGGTTTATTATGTACATGCTGACCTTGCACAGAAACATGATAAATGTGCTATAGCCATTGCACATGTTGAGAAATGGGTTAATGTTCAAGTTATTAAAGATTATGAACAAATATCTCCTATTGTAGTAGTTGATGCTGTAGCGTGGTGGGAACCGAAGGTAGAGGGTCCAGTTAATCTATCAGAAGTAAAGCAATGGATACAAAATCTACGCCGACTTGGATTTAATATAGGACTAGTCACATTCGACCGTTGGCAATCATTTGATATTCAAAATGAATTGCAGGCGGTAGGAATAAGAACAGAGACAGTCTCAGTAGCCAAAAAACATTATGAAGATATGGCTATGCTTGTTTATGAACAAAGATTAGTAATGCCTGCTATAGAACTTTTGTTTGAAGAGTTAACAGAACTTAAGATTATGAGAAACGATAAAGTTGATCACCCCCGTAAAAAATCTAAGGACTTAGCAGATGCAGTTTGCGGTTCTATCTTTGGTGCGATATCATATACTCCAAGGGATCAAAACCTTGAAGTTGATGTTCATACTTTTAGGGGTCAGCCCCGTAGAGTTGACACGATTCCTGAGAACGTGATACAATATAAACCTAGTCAAATAGAAGATATAAAAGACTATTTGGATAGACTAAAAACAATATAAACCAAATGAATAATAAAAGGAGAAAAATGAATTCATTTAAGAAGATCGCCATTGCACTGGTTGCAGCCATGCTTGGCTCATTTATCGTAGTGACACCTGCAAGTGCCAATACCGTTTCTGTTGACGTAACAACTGAAATTGCTGGCGCAGGTACTGCAGCCTCACCATTTACAGTTAAGGTTCCTTCTGATAACGTAGTAAGCGTTGCAGATACCACAACTGCTACAAATAACGAAGCACTAATTATCACCGCTACAGTTGTTGCTGGAACACCAGTAACATTTACTGCAGTTGGTGCTAATACACGCCTCGTCTCTGCAATTGGTTCAACAGTTAATGCATCTGCTGGATCCTCATCAATCACAGTCACACCTGCTTCAACAACAGCGATTGTATATGCATACACAACAACAACTGCTGCATCTGCTGTTACAGTTTCTGTAACTGGTGCAAGCACAACAATTTATCTTAAGGGTGTCGCAGGTCCTGCATATGAACTTAAGATGTCAATCCCTGCTTCAGGAAATATTTCTGGCAAGGTAACTGCAACTCTTGATGTAGCAGATATTTTCGGCAACGCTGTTGCTGATACAGTAACTGTTACCACTCTTGGTGGAGCAACTGCTGGAACTGTAACTGCTGATGCTCTTGTAACAGGTCGTTACACATCAGACATTACACTCCCTGCTACTGCTGGAACTGTTGCTGTTGGAGCATCTATTGCTGCACCAACCTCTGTTCCAACAATCAAGTTGGCAACAACTTCACAGACTGCAATCGTAACAGTGTCTGATCTTGCTGGAGCACTTGCTACTGCTAATGCTGCACTCGCTGCAGAAAAGGCTGCTCGTGCTGCTGATAAGGTAACTGCAGATGCTGCTCTTGCTGCTGCTGTAGCAAAGGCTGCAAGCGATGCTGCTGCTGCTAAGGCTGCTGCAGACGCTGCTGCTATCACTGCTGCTGCTGAAATTGCAACATTAAAGGCCAATGCTGTAACCGCTAAGGTTGCTGCTGATAAGGCCATTGCTGATGCTCTTGCTGCTGCAAAGGTTGCTTCAGATGCTGAACTTGCAAAGGTAAAGGCAGAAAATGCTGCTGCTATCGCTGCAATGAAGAAGGCATTTAATGATCTTGCCAAGAAGTGGAACGCAAAGAATCCAAAGGCTAAGGTTACACTTGTTAAGTAATTAACAAATCAAAAGATTTGGGAGTCAGGAAACTGGCTCCCTTTTCTTTTTTAAATAAAATGTTATAATAGTTTTATTAAATCTGGAGGAAGAAAGGACAATTAATAAATTAACCAGAATATTAACAGCAACTTTATTAGCATTTGGTTTTAACCTATGGCTTCCAGAAAACGCTAATGCCACTTGTGTAAACTTTATACAATCACAAACCATAGCAGCAGCATATGAAGGTGATGCCGAACCTACAGTGCATCATATGGATACTTGCTCAGGTGATGACATATCTTATCAAATACCAATTGCAACTACCGTGACTTTTGACGGGGTACAGTATGAAAACATTTATGCTACAACTAACTCAGTAATTACATTTGGACAACCTGATCCTACATACTGGGCATATCCTAATACACCATCTATCTCCTTATATTCAATGGACTGGTTCCCAGGAGTAAGTAACACATCTGGTTTGGATATATATTATTCAGAGGGCGGATTTCAATTAAATCTAAACATGGTCCCTTACGGTAACTATGGGGCACAACCAAGTACAGTAAATATATTAGTTGCTATTACTAATACTGGCGGTTTAGCAGTGTCCTATAGTTATCAAGGTCCTGAATATCAAAATCTTAGAACAGGGGTAAGGCTTCATAATGGAGACATTGTTTCTTTGGAGGCTTGGGGAGCCACCCAAGTACAGGCTGGTAGTCCAACACCTACCCTTGCTCCAGAACCCATCCCAGAACCCTCTCCAACGCCTACAGAAGCCCCTATAACGCCTGAAGAGCAGCAAGAGCAGGTAGCAGAAGCAGCACAATTGGCTTCAGAAATATCAAATCTTAATAATCTTATTGCATCTATTAATGGCGAAGAAGCAAACGATCCAGAGCCAGAACCTACAACTGATCCAGAACCAAGTCCTGAGCCTACAGATGAGACAGATTTGCCTGAACCTGATGTTGAGGTTGATCCAGAAATAATTACTCCAGAGGATCCAAGATTCCCTGATGATGAAGAGCAAACTGAACCAGGAGATCCCAATCCTTCTCCAAGCCCTGATACCACAGATGGGGAGAACGAAGAGACTGATCCGACTCCAGAGCCTTCAGAAGAGCCTTCACCTCAGCCAACGGATACAGAACCAACTCAAGAGCCTGAACCTGAGCAACCTGTTGACGAAGATCCTGTAGTAACACCAGATAATGATAACACGGATAGCAGCCCTATTTCGGACGAGGAACTTAAGAAGTTAAATAAACTAATTAGTGTTAATGACGCTAAATTAATGTCAGCCGTATCAAACTTTTTAACTGAATTAAATCCAGAGGCTAAGAAAGAGTTGGCAAAAGACCTTGGTATTAAAGCAGAAGAAGTTGCTCTTATTGCAGAGGTAGCAAAAGAAAATCCTGCAGTAGCAGCAGCCGTAGTTGAGTTTGCTGAAAAGGCAGCACAAAATGAAGATGCCCCTATGCCATATACATTAGCAGATGCTGTTACTGAGGTACAGGCAGAAGCATTTTTATCAGACCCACTTGGAGTATTAACAAATATAGATTTGGATAAATTATTAAGCCCAACAGAATGGGGTAAAGATATGACAGATGATCAAAGAGAAAAGGTTCAGGAGGTAGTCATACCTGTTATTTTGGTAGGAAATATTGTTAGTTCAGTTATGTCACTAAGGAGGTTATAATATGAACATGATTAAGAAGGTAGTCAAAGGACTCTTTAAGTGGTTTAAGGCTGCTATTATTGAGAGCATAGCCCAAGTATTTACCATCCTCGGCTTCTTTATTGCTTGGCTTACCCTTACAGGTACCGCCCAGCAGGTAGTGGGAGTAGCCACATTAATATCAATAGCCCTATGGCTTATTACCATACCGCTTCGTGAAGAAAAAGAATAGTATAATGTCGATATGAAGATTCGTCATATTTTATTATCGTGTATACTTGTATTAAGCCTTAGTGGCTGTGGGTATGACGGTCACTATCGCTATCCTTGTCAGGATCCAGCAAATTGGGATGCCAAAGAATGCAACCCTCCTATTTGTGAAACATCTGGCACATGTACAAGAGATATAATTGGAAAAGATGCTTGGGATGAGTATCAGAAAACGAAAGGCAACAAATGAGCAAGCAAAGACTAACACCACAAGATCTTGATGCACGACTTAAATTTATTCTTGGTTGTACATTAGGAGCAATTTTATTATTTACAGCATTAGGTATTTTATATGCTTTGATATTTGTAACTCAGCCAATAGGGGCACAATCAGAAAATGATAAAATGTTTTTCAATGTACTTGGCTCAGTTGCAACATTTATTACTGGAACACTTGCTGGCTTATTGATTGGTCAGTCTGGCGCTAAAGATGTAATGGCAGCACAACTTTCCAATAAAGAGATGGATGCTAAAAATACACAAGCAGATAAAAAACTTGAATCAGAAATTAAAATGGCTGAGGATAAACTTGATGCAGAACTTGATGAAGTTAGAGCAAGACTTGCCAAAAAGCCAGATGGCGCTATGCCAGAAGAACAGCCAGTTGATACAGAGTGGGACAAGGATTAATCATGGCAGAAATGGGAACAGCAGAAAAATTTATTGAAGTAGCCAAAGGCGAAGTAGGAACTATTGAAGGTCCTAAAGATAATGAAACTAAGTACGGCAAGTTTACTAAGGCTAACTTCCAGCCGTGGTGTGGTTCATTTGTTATGTGGTGTGCAAATGAAGCAGGCGTAAAGGTTCCTAATACAGTTTATACTCCAGGCGGTGCAGCAGCATTTAAAAAGGCTGGAGCATGGATTGATGCAGATATTGCAGATCCAGAACCAGGTGATGTTGCTTACTTTGATTTCCCATCTGACGGAGTAGATAGAATATCTCATGTTGGTATTGTTATTGAAGATAACGGAGACGGAACTGTTTGGTGTATTGAAGGCAATACCTCAAGTAATAAAAAGGGTAGTCAGAGAAATGGTGGAGAAGTTTGCAAACAACTTCGTGCCTATAAGAAAAATAAGAAAAATGTTTTAATTTCAATCGTAGGATTTGGTCGTCCTAAGTTTAGCGGAGCAGTTGCAAAGAAATCTGATGAGTCTGCAAAGCCTAATAAAACCGCTAAGAAGCCTAAAACATGTCCAGAATGTGGACAAACTATTAATTAGTTGACACATTTTTAGTTCAATGATATACTAAATAGTAATATAGAAAGGTTTGCTATGACTTGTATAGTCGCTGTAAGAGATAACATAGATAATAAAATTTGGGTTGCTGGAGATCGTGGCATATCAGACGATAACTCTATTGCTGTTGGATCAAGCCCAAAGATTTGGAAAAAAGAAGGATATCTATTTGGATATGCTGGATCTATGGATGGGGATAGAATAAGACATTTATTTGTACCGCCACAGTTCGAGGGTCGTGGAAGTGTTGATAAATTTATGTATAGTAGATTCCTAAAAGCCTTAAGAAAATTTTATGAAGAATGGTGGGTCGATACATCTCCGTCTGCTGATTTCGGTATGATAATTTGTGTTCGTGGAAAGATATATGAGCACAGTTCTGGCGATATGTCTTTAACACAATATGAACAAGATTATGTAACAATGGGTTCTGGTGGAGACATTGCTATGGGATCACTTTATGCTACACAAAAAACAAAAGACACAAGAAAGAGAGCAGTTGCAGCAGTTCAGGCTGCAATCAATCATTCTCCTTCTTGTAAAGGTCCTATTGATATACTAAGTATTTAGGAGTGTAATAAATGAATCATATGAGCGAAGAAGACTTATCTCCAGAAGAACAAGAGTTTGGAATTTGGTTGCAGAACGGTATTGAAAGAGGATGGATTAGTGATCCATACTGCCATACACATGACGGTGGATACCAGTACATGAGCGAAGAAGAAATAGAAGAGTGGGAAACTGGCGGAGATCCTTGTGAGCATGTTGTAAGGATTTTTATTTAAATAAATGGAAAACAGAAAAGGTATAAATAAAAATAGGATCGGTTCTGAGTTTTGGGTTAATTCAGAAAATAAAAGTTTTACGGAAATAATAAAAGCAAATACAACAATGCCTGGTATTTGGGCATCCTCAGAGTCTGTAATCCATAGTTTATACTATAACAATATATTAAAACCAATAAATGGCTACGCTAAAACTTTCTGGCCAAAACCAGAATTAATAAAGGATAATGAAATAGCCTATCTAAGATATTTTACACATGCTGAAATATGGGTTGAGCCAATGCGTGAAGGCCTTTATGCTTTAGATAAAACATGGCAACGACAATTTTATCCTTCACAATTATCTATTAAATCGCCAGTAGGATTCTTTAATGCAGTATATAAATTTTATATTCCGTGGATTCTTGATAAAGACTTAATGTTAAAAATAAAAGAAGTTGAAGGCTCTACTTTTAAAATTTTAAACGAAACAGTTACTTTTAATAAGTTAAATTATAAAGAAGACTGGAATTGTGACTGGATTCATTTTTTGATAAAGTCTGATGGAGACCATATCGAAACATATCATGATCGTATATATGGCGTAATACCAATCAAAACTCCAATATGTGATATAATCATTGAAGATAAAGAAATTATTAATAAGATAGAAAGAGAATATGAGCAATAGAATAATTTTTTCTCCTGCTGGACTTAATAGTAATAACAGTTTACATAATACGCCTCCAGTAAAATCTATTTCTGTATTGCCAGATTGGTATAAAGATTTAGCAGGATATAGATCAGGCTCTAGCCATAGTAAAAGTTTTTTATATCCAGTTAATGATCGTGGCCAAGATGGGTCAGATGTATCTACAAAACTTTGTAATCCTTTAATGGATGCAATGGGTGCAGGATATATGCAAACATTGCCAGAGGATGTTGAGGTGGTAATTGATAAAGACGAAAAGCCATCTATTTTTTGGGAATCTAAAGTTCCTTTAGTAGATACTAGACCTATAGTTGATTTTGCTATACCAAAAGATTGTTATCCAATCCATTTTGGCTGGAAGATGTTTTGGTACTATGAGACCCCTCCAGAATATTCTCTTTTGATTACACATCCATTTAATAGGTATGATTTGCCATTTTATAGTACTACTGGAATAGTAGATAGTGATATTTGGGGATTGCCAGTTTTTTATTCATTTTTTCTTAAAAGAGGATTTGAGGGTATCATAGAAAAAGGTACACCTTTGTTTCAAATGATTCCAATAAAAAGAGAAGACTGGTCTTTAGAGTTAGATTATTCTGAAGAAAAATATTGGGAAAATAAAACTAAGGAAGAACAAAGAAGATCTCATATAACAGCACATTATAAACAGTCAACATGGCAAAGGAAAACATATTAAGTGAATATTAATTTTACTGATACAAAATTTTCTTTTTTAGAAAATCATCCAGATTTATCAAAAATTAAATGGATTTT